GGGGGAGGAAGCGGAGCAGCCAGGCAGGCATTACCGCGCGCCCTTCGTCGTCAGGCTCTCGCTGGTCTTGGCCCGCAGCGCCACCACAATCAACCCGAACAGCATCATGAGGATGCCGGTGGCGTCTGCGCCTAGATAGCGGTCAATCAGCTTGTCCTGGGTTTGCAGGTAGCCCACCACGGCAATGTAGGTTCCGGCGTGGGCCGTCCAGGAACGCGACAGGCCACGCAGCCAGCGTTTCGTTGCGAGGCTCATTTGCAGACTCCCACCCCTAACCTACGGGCTACGATTTCATCAGCGTGGCAGGGCTTCTCTTTGCCGGCGCAGCTTGGGGCGGCGGATGCATAGGCGCTTGAGCACAGCACAGCCAGGGCGTCGGCGGTCATCCCCATGCTATGGAACAGGCGCGAGGTTTCGCGGGTGTTGCATTCGTCATCCGTCCAGCTCGTGCCGAACGACAGGCCGAAGCCCGTACCCGATCCGCCGGCTGACGTGCCGCCCATGCAAGGCGCGGTAGGTGCGATGGATGGCGCGAATACAGCAGGGGCTTGCTTCTGTTCCTTGTATGAACCACCTTGGAATGTATTGCCGCCACTGTATGCACCAGCAATCGCGCCGGCTTGGGCTTGTGAGGATGTTTGCGAGTAAGCTATAACCGAATCACCTAGTGCCGGAAAACTAACCAAAACTAGCGCAAGGTAGATAGATTTCATGGGTAAAAAATCCTTCTCCCACTCCTTGGGGGAACTTGTTGCAGGTGGCACCATCCCTTGGTTGCGCTTGGATGTTCAAGCCATAGACCGGCTTCGGCCAGGAAATCAAGGTGCTCAAGGCACCATCCGTCGATCTCGCCCTCGGGGTCGAAAATATCCACGGCATCGCCAGTCATGTGCTTGCTGCGCGGCGCGGCGCCGGGGACTGAAGCATTGACGGCAGGCGGACGCCATCCTGACGAGATCGGCGTGCGGGTTACCGGGTGCGTTTCGATCTGGATATCGTGCATGAGCACAATCAGGTTGTTCACCCGGCGCAGCAAATGGCCCGCATTACGCACGATCTCCGGGGTCATATCCTCCGGATGCGTGGCATTCCTGCCCATCCAGTAGTCTTCAAGGCGCAGGGCTGGGGCATTCATTCGTCAATATCCTCGGGTTCGTACCTTGAGCACCGGGTCGCGTGGGGGAACCACGGCTGGCCGTACTCGCAGGCCGCCATAACGTGGCCCTCGACGAGCTTGTTCTTGCAATACGTGCACTGCCCGGTCAGGGCGGAGACGTTGTGCCAGTCGTTGGATTCAAAGTCGCGTGGTCTCATGCCGGCAATCTGCCACGCATGGCGGTCTATTCGGTCGGCGTGACTTCGGCGCCCGTGATGTTGCCGTCCTTGTCGCGCTGGACGGTGATCTCGCGCTTCATCTGCCCGGTCTTTGCATCAATTTGCAGGTTCACCGGCACGGTGACATTGATGGGTTGAGTTTCCTTCTCTTCGGCCTTGGGCGCCTCGGATGCGCGCTTGATCTGGTCGGCCAGGGGCGCCACGGCTTTTTCCACCAGGCCGGCGATGTCGGGCTGCTCCTGCACCATGTCCTCGATGTCGGCCATCCGCCGTTCCACCTTGGCCATGATGTCGTCGGCCGCGCGGGAAATCTCCGCGATCCGGATGCGGGCGTCGGCGTCGATGCGTGCCGTCTCGAGCTTCGTGTCGGCGTCACGATTGATGGCGGCGATCTTGTTCTGCGCTTCAATTTGCACCGAGGCCAGCTTCTGGGACATGGCATCAATCTGTTCGGCGGCGGCTTCGCGGACCTGGTTGATGGCCTGCTCAACCTCGGCGGGCATGCCGCTACCCGAAGCTGCGGCCTTGGCTTCCATCTCGGCCGCCTTGGCGTTGATCTCGCGCACCTTGGCGCGCTGTTCTTCCAGGGCAAGGATGGCTTGCTCGCGCTGCATCTGGATCACTTCCGCCTGCTGCGCGGCTTGTTCCTCGGCGGCCTGCGCTTCCTCGGGCGTCATCTCCTTTTCCGGGTCGCGCTCGCCAATCACCTTGCGCACGGCATCGGTGATGTCGTCCTTGTTCGGCAGATCAGAGAACTCCATGGCGATCAGGAACAAGCGGATAGCCATCTCCGGCGGCAGCTTGGCTGCCATGGCGTTGATGCTGTCGAACATCACCTGGCGCAGCGTGCCGGCGAAATCCGCCTCGGCCACGATGAAATCCGCCTGGGAATTGGTGATGTCGTTCAGGTAGCGAATGGACCCGTCAGCCTGTTGCTCGGGTTGGTTGATCTTGACCCACTCAATCTTGCCCTTCTGGCCAGTCAGACGGATGACCTTCGCGTCGGTGTAGAACTGTTCGGTCAGGGAAAGTTGCTTCTGGCCCTGTATCTGGATGGCCAGGCGCAGGTTGTCGAAGCATTCCGTGGTGGAGACGGAGCCTTGCAGTTGCCGCGCCTTGATGGCCTCGCCGGAGGCTGCATTGGTCTGGCGCCCCAGATTCTCGTTGTTGATGCCCACCGAGTTCTGGATGCGCTGGGCCTGCATGGACATGATCTCGCCCTGGCCGTTCGCGGCTTCCGAGTCGCGGCGGATCAGGAATTCCTTGCCGGGGTTCTTGGTCACCCAGCCGTCCGGGCGGTCAACCTCTTCCCGCGCCACGTTGATATCGTCCACCGCGCCGCGATCCGCCACCACCTGATTGGTGTTGAGCAGGAACAAGGCTTTGGAGGCACGCTTGTTCAGGTCAATCTGCACATCCCGCACCCGGCGAATGGGGCCGTAGGGCAGGCGGGTCTTGTTGTCGCGGTAGAACCAGATGGGCGTCAGGGTGAAGCGGTTATGCCGATAGGCCGAGGGCGACATGGCCAGCATGGCGGTTTCCGTCATCACCGCGAAATGCACGCGCATGGTGATGCGGTCCACGATGCGGGAACCATTGGCCGCCACTTCCTCGATCAGGCGGTTATCCATGGGGTTCAGGTAGGCGCCCTTCATGGGTCCGTCCGCCACCACCTGGGATTTCACCGGAACACGGAACTGGGCCTCGATGATGCGCACCCGGCGGCGCTCGGTGCCGGTGAAGTCGGAATACAACCCGCCCAGGCTGCCGCTTCCAGCCACCGGATTCCCCAGATACCAGTCGTCCAGGGTGGATTCGTCGCCTGGGTTGCCGGCGCATGCCGCGCGAATCTGGTCGGCCCGGTCCGGGAACATCATCACGGCGATGTCCTCGTCCACCCACTTCCACCGGAACAGGTAGCGGGCGTCGGACAGGTCAAGCTCGGTCGCCTTGGAATCCCACAGCACATTGCGCCAGGACTCATTCTTGGAATACAGGATGTCCTCGGTCGGGTCATCCCGCGCGCCGTCATCCAACCAACCCACCCCCACCTTGCAGGCTTCGGTGAACGCCTGGGAGCGGCGGAATTGCACGCGGTTGATGTCGGCGACGTACTTCAACACCTTGGTCTTCACGTCGGCGCTCTGCACGTCGTCCTCGGCACGAGGCAGCACCCGCCAGTCAACGCGGGTCCGGCGCTCGGTGCCGATCAGCCAGTCCACCATCGGCGCGATCTCGTTGTACACCAAGGGCATCTGGCCACGGGAACGCACGATCTCCGCGTCTTCTTCGTCCCACTGCCGGCCGTCGTAGCAACCCGCATCGACTTCCTGCTCCATGCGGTTTTCCGCCTGGATGTCGCGCTCCTGGAAATACCACTCCATCAGCATTTTGTGGGTCGCGCGGCCATGCTCCCCATCGAGGGGATGGTCTTCGATCACGGCCAGGGCGTCCTTGACGGCGATGGAGTCCATGTACTGGTCACCAGGCGCCCGGCCGGAACGGCGGCCGATCTCGAAGGCGTTGTTGCTCATTGCGCGAACTCCAACCCTGTTTTCTCAAGCCGGATGTCCTGGCCGCCGATCACTTCACCGTCTGCACGCAGGACCATGTGACCGATGGACGCCAGATGGAACTCCGGATCAGGGGCCGACGGCATGCGGATCAGATCCGGCAGGCCATCATGGATGATCGAGGCGATGCGCCCCCATGTGGTGGTGGACTCATCCATCCCCAGAACTTCGGCCGCGATGGCGGATTGCCTGGCCAAGTAGCGCGGGTTGTCGTACTTGTAGGCGGCCGATTCCATGACCACGTACCAGGGCGCGTTCTTCCTGAATGACGGCAGCAGCACCATGGCGCGCTCGTCGTTGACCCAAGTGAAGACGGCCGTGATGTCGCGGTGCTGGCGCACCAGATGCGCCTTGTTGGTGTCGAGAGAGATGGTTCCCAAAGCGGATTCCCCCAGGTATGGATGGGGGGAATCTGCCACGCATGGCGGGCCGCTGAATGAGTAACCCGCCTGGGTGCGCATCGTTGAGAGGCGTGGCGGGTGTTGTTATGGGGTGTTTGCTATTTGTAAACCGCATATAGCATACGCATTCACCAACACGGCTGGAGACTGTTTACTACCTGCCTTGCGGCATCCCGAAGGTCTTGCCTGGATAGCTATTCCAGGCTCTGCCTCCGACGCGCCCTCAACTACAGTAATCGCGATTACTGTAGCCATTTGGGCGGCAAGGGCGCAACAGTATGCTACCGAGCAATCTCCATGCGTGTTGGTTGTTGGGAGGGAAGGTTTCTCACCTTCCGCCGCCGACTACACACCCAGGACCCCCCAGGCCGTCCGGACGGTTACTGCTCCCAACACGGCTGGCGACTGCGGCACTCTATTTGCACCACACCAATCAGCGCCCGAGCCATCGAGCACAGTCGCCATGCGTGTTGACCCTACCGAAGCAGGGCGCCATCTTACACGTCAATTTTGACGCCTAAGATGCGTTAGGCATCAACAAGCCCCAGGCGCCGCGCCTTCGCTTCGCCCTTCGTTCCCAGCGGCAGCCAGAAACAGTGCTTGCCTTCGTCATAGTGCGGCTCGATGGTCTTGTGCGGCATCAGTGCGCGCAGCTTGGTAACGCTGCGCGTGCCGAAGAACTGCACGCACGATCGGCCTGGTTTGAACACCCCATCAATCAGCACGCCGTCCTCGGTGCGCTTCCGCTTTCCGTGGTATCGCCAGTTGCAGGCCCGGTACACATAGCCTTCGTGCCCTTGCGTGCTGTCGGCGTAGCTCACCAGCAGGTCGTGCCCTTGACGCCTCAGTTCCTTGGTGCAGCGCGACACCAAGAACGTCAGCGGTACGCGGCGCTCCCCGCGTACAAGCCTGCCAAGTTCGAGCACGTCCTCTTTCCACGGCGTGCCTGGCGTGTACCAAAGAGCGGCGGCAACCATTGGCCCATCACCGCCGAACAAACCGCCGTCCTCGTGCAAGCTGCCAACAAATCGCAGGTTGGTAGCGCATCGGCCGCTGTAGTGGTGTTGCAGCACCAGCGTTCGGGCTTCATCAACCCGGCCGGTGCGGAAATGGAGCGCAGAGACCGGCATCGCACCGTCACCTGGCAGGGGGTGCCTGCCCGTGGTTCTACCTTCCACTATCTGCGCGTTGTTCATCATTGTCTGTGTTCCACCAAGTTGATGCCTAACACTTCGCTCAACGCGACGGCCTACGGCCGCGCGTTAGCTCGGGCGTTAGCCGTCCAGTAGCGAAATGCTCGTATCTCTACCTCGGTGAGCGGGAAGATTTCTAGCCGCTTACTACCAGCAAAACAAACCGGGTCGCCGTGCTCAACGAAAAACCGCTCGCCATCGCCGAAACACTCAACCCACCCGCGAACAGTTTTCACGCCACAATGCTGGCATGGCTGCGGTCCAGCAGGAATTCCGCGTCCGTTCCACCAGCTAACGAGACGGCTAACCATACGTTCGAGCGGACCTTGCGCAATAAGTGTCGTCATTTCTCAACCTCCTATAACTATGCCATCGAGCGGCCAGCCGTGTTGGGGCTGACTGCATTCTACACCGCCATCCCAGACCCTCGCCGCTTGATACGTTGCGCGCCGCACATGCTGCTGGGCAACTGATCCACCACCAACCCCAGGTAGCGCCACGCATCCGCCCCGTGGCTGAACTCGTCATGCTCCGGCGCCATTGGCTCCGATGTCCTGGCGTGCATGCGGCGGCGATACCGGCCCAGGCATTGCAGCAAACGGGTGCAACGATCACGGTCCATGAAGGCCATCGGGAACAGCATGCGCGCGTGTCTAATGCCATCCTCGATGCTCACCTCCGGCGTGGCCTCGATCTTCCGATTCAGGGATTCCATGATCTCGGCGGCGCTCTTCCCGGTCTTGTAGTCCTTGTGGAAAGCGTCGTGCGGCAGGTAGTCGATTCCCCAGTTGTACGGCTTGGCCTTCAACTCCCGGACGTACCAGTCAAGGGTCTGGTGGCTGTCTTCCAGGTAATCCACCACGCGCACCTCCGAGGCTACACGCTGCACCATGATGATGGCCATGGAATCCGCCCACCCCATGTCCCACACCGTATGCACCGGCAGGGATGGGTCGGCCGGTACATCGCGCACCCGGTTGGCCTGATACATCGCCTCGACCTCGCCCGCGTAGATGGCACCGGTGACCGCGCGCTTGGGTTTGCCTTCCCAGATGCACTCGTAATCCTCGTTCGTCAGCCGGCGCTTGTCGGTCAGGCGTTCCAGTTCCAGGGAGGCCGGGAACCACGGGTTGTCCCAGTAGTTGACGTGGCGGACGATGGCGCCCTCGGCCGGGTCATGGACGAAGCGCAGGTAGGTCGGGTCCGTCGTCATCTCCGGGTTGAATGTCACCCAGACCTCGCTGTTGTCCTCGCGGATGGTCGGCAGCAGCCATTTCCACGAATCCTCGGACACTGCCTGGGCCTCTTCCACCCAGCAGATCTTGATCGCTTCCATGGACTTGATCTCGGAAGCGTTGTGCCGCAGGCCACGGAACAGGAACTCGCCGCCCGGCGCCTTGGTGCGGATGAAGCTGTCGCCCACGTCGAAGTACCAGCCGGCGTTCAGCGCCTCGATCTGGCTGGACAGCAGATGGTGAACGGAATCCTTGATGCTGATCTGCAATTCCCGCGCGCACAGGAAGCGCATGGGTTTGTGCGCCATCCTGGCGATAGCGATGCGGGAGAAGGTCCAGGACTTCGAGGAACCCCGGCCGCCCCAGGCTACCTTGTAGCGGTTTCCACCGGGAGCGCCGGCTGCCGGGAGGTAGTCGATGCCCCAAGGGGGGACAAACTCGGAGGGCATGGAGAAGTCGGTCATGTCGCGTTCGGTGTATTACACGTCAATTTTGACGCCTAAGATGCGTTGGGCACCAGTGTCGCGTTGTGCTGCTCACAGATGCGCTCCGCATCCTCCAGCCACGCCTCATAGGCTTGTTGATCTAACGGGTTCACGACGCCCGGATACTTCGCAACAATCTTCTTTTCGT